TAACCGCCCCTTTCTATATTAGTCAGCAGCCAGATGCTCGACCGCTTCGCGTATGTGCTCAATGTTTGTATCTATGCGAGCCATGCTGACAGCTTGTGCCTGCACCATCACCTCGACTTTGTTCACCCGCTCACTAAAGTTCATGAGCTTCTCGGTGTTGCTTTGGATGTCTGCCATCATCATTGAGACTGTCCAGATGATTGCGGCTGCTTGTGTTATGAGGCCTAAAAGTAACGTGGCGGGGACACTTCGGGATATGTGCCAACCGTCCTCTTTTGCCATTAGGGAGCTACAGGCCAGTCATCTTCAGCCAAGTTGGGCCATGCGTCCACATCAGTCAAACCACGCAGCTCTTGGCGGAAGGTTGCCCATGCTGTCTTGAGTTCATTGCTCAGTGGACTGTCGTTCATCTGTGTCCAGTCGCTGTCATTCAACAAAGTGTCACGCTCAGAGCGATTGATCTCAGCTGCTATAGTGTCAAGTCTAGCTTGATGTGCAGCTTCTTGATCTGCTTTAGTAATTGCAGCGCCCTCTTCATCAGTCGTGTCGCTAAACATATCCCGTGCAACGTACTTCTCGACCCAGTTGCCGTTTGCGTCTTGCTCTACACCATCACGCACAGACGTTTGATATGCGCCTGTGGTGGCCGCTGGGCTGCGTAGGATTGCATCAAGGTTCAGTGCATCAAGGGTCGCAGCCTTCCAAACTCGCGGCAACGACATGTTGGGATTTAGCGCCCGCCATTGCCCTTGAGTTTTAACTACGCCTGTTGTTCTGTTTCTGTATTCACTCATTCGATTGATCCTTTCAACTGAGCTTGATTATGCGAGTGCATAGTAAATATAGTTTCCTGTCGGAAGTGACGCACCGATCTCGAACCCAGAACCGTTGGGGTCAATTTCGTCAACATTTGTAACTTCTACTGCATTACTGTTTAAAGACAGTCTGCTATCGTTCCCGCTGACAATTCCTCGAGTTGAGTCGTAGGTGAGCCAATCACCAGCCGCATCCGTTCTCTTCAGCATAACAAGTGAGCTTCCGCTGGAAAATCCGCAGTCAACAACAGTATTAGAGCCCGTTGTGTGTGCTATGCCTCCGACTTTTGATACACCATCCGCTGTGCCAAAGCAGAACATGATGTAATTGGCCCAGTTAGTATTCCAATCACCTCCTACACTGATGTTTGAGGCAGTTGGAGCTGTGCCATCCCAAACGGGGGTTGTCAGTGATGATGCCGCCACCGCCCCACTGTTACTATTTAAATTTAGATAGTAGTCCTCTGGCGAGGTGGCGTGTGCGTCTTTGTGGTAAACGTACCAATTGTGGTTTGATGTATCTCTCTTCAGCCACACCATCTCCGGTATCGTCTGCATGTCATGGTTCAACGTCCTAGCGCCTGTTCCTTTGCCCATATACATATGATGATCGAAAAACGATCTTGCAGTTTTCCATAAGTACGCAACACCGGGGTTGTTGTCGTTGTTCAATGAAGCCGTACCAACGCCCTCGTTGTTGTCCCACCCAGTTGCAGCAATAGGTGAATTTGCGCCAATTGCATTACTGTTGGTTTTTGCCCCTTGCGAATTCCAATCCCTAGTGCTCAGAAAGATATCAGTACCGTAGGAAGCTAGGCTCTTTGTGATTACCATATCTGTTGTAAAGCCAGACTTGTAGTAGGGCAGAGGTGAGCTTTCACCTACGTTGTCAACCTTAAATACATTTGTGACATCCGTGGGTTTACCCATATTTGAGCGTCTTACCGCCATATACAGATATTCTGTATTACTTGCGTTTATCACGTTATTTCTGATCTGGAAGCCTGTATTTTCCGGCTTCACCCACATACTATTGGTTACTCGACCGCCATAACTGTCGGTGAACCAAACTGGATTATATTGATTATATGCGTACTCGTTTGGCATTCCTGTCAGCGAATTAAGCATATAACGCTTTCCGGCTCCATCCTTTGGCGTGATCCATACACTTTGAGGGCGAAAGCCTAAGTCAATTAGAGCACCATCCCAGCGGTCACCATTTCCGGTGTAGGTGCCGCATTTGATCATGTCTTGGCTACTATCATCCCCGTGAGTTGAGCCATCATTATGCGCCCAAACATAATAAGTATATGTGTCTCCGTTGCTGTTTACTTTGCTATCAGAACCGACTGTGAACTCGGTTGAAGTTGGGTCCACATAGCTGCTATTATTTCCAAATACACTGCTACTTGAGCCTTTGGCGTAAGCAAGATTTAAATAATTCCAACTTGTTGTCCCAGCAAAGCCTCGATGCCAAAATGCCCAGTGGTTCCCAGACGTTTTGATCCAGATCATGCCTACAGTCCCATTCAGTCCATGGGTGATCGCCTGAGTGCTTCCATTTCCTGTGTACTGGCCGTGTGCAAAGAAATCATCGGCATTGCGGAATGTTTGACTGTAGTAGTCATAGCCACTGTAATTTCCTTGAAGATAGTTACCACTCGAAAGAGTGTAGCCATCTGTGTTAAAGGTGGATAGGTTGTAGGTGGCTTCTGCTCCAGAAGTCCCAAGGTCAAACTCCTTGGTGGCACCGCGCGTTGTATCTGTTAATACGCTTCGTGCACCGTTGTTAGTGACATCAGATCTTGCTGTAAGCACAGCGCCGCCGTGCGTAGATAAGTCAACTCCGTTGGTTATAGTTTGTGTTGCTGACGTACCTGCGTAGCGATTAATTGAATAAACGTCCTCAATATTTAAGCCGCCAGAAGAGCCACTGCTGCTACTTCCTGTTGACATAGGACCTTTTCGGATGGCCATGTAAATATATTCGTCGTTTGTGGCGTTCCAATTAGCGTGGTTGCTACCTGTGATTTTTATGCCGCTTGGCAAGAGCTTCACAACATCAGAGCCAGTTTGTTCAGCTACGGCTTGCATCCTAAAGTACGGATCACTAACGCCATCGACGTCCGTAAGGCCTCTTTCACTGTCGAATATCAGAGCGTATGCTGCCGAACTGATATTTTTAATCATGAAGAACTGTGGTTGAAAGCCTAAGTCAATCTCTGGGCCATCAGTCGATCCGTTACCTGTGTATGACCCACATTTTATAACATCTTCAGAGCCACTGCTACCAAAGCCGCCGCTGCCGCTATCGTTGTGGCCAAACACATAGGCAAGATAGGTAACTCCGTTGCCATTCACGGCACTGCTAGTACCAACAGTGAAGCTGGTCGAAGTTGGGTCAACTTGCGTGGTGCCGTTGCCAAATTTAGACGCCCCGGTTCCCGGCACACTGCTTAAATTGAAGTAACCAAATTTGGCTGTCCCTGCAAACTCGTTGTGCCAATAAGCCCAATGGTAACCGTTAGCCGCTATGAGTATCAAACCCGGTGTACTACCTAGTCCATGGTCAATTACCTGAGTGCTTCCGGTGCCCGTATACTCTATAACTTTAAAGAAGTGATCTTGTTCTGCGAAAGAGTAGCTGTTGAAATCAACAGAATTCTGATTGGCCCCATTATTACCAGTTAAAGTGTACCCATCTGAGTTAAACGCACTTATTATTCCGGTATCTCCGACTGAAGGAGAAGTCATACTGTATGCTTTTGATCCACCGCGTTCCGTATCACTGGCGTAAAAAGCTATGTTTTGCGAAGTTCTTTTGTGCATGACCATACCACCTGACGTAAGGTCTACGCCATTTGTAATAGTGGTGGAGGTGCCGTTTCCCGTGTATGACGCCATTCCAAAGATGTCTTGAATAACAGGGCCACCGCTGCCACCACCGCCGCCACCGCTTGATAGGGTCCAAGTGCCGTTCGTGTCGTATTGGTAGACCGTGTCGTTTACGTTGCCGACAGTGTACATTTTGGTTGCGTCTGGGTCAAAAGCAAGGCCGCGCGGATAACCCATTTCGTTACTTAGATCGAAGTTTTTGTTTGCATATGACGCACTTGATATGTCCCACGCAGTCGTGAGGTCATATTGTTTTATGTCCTTTGCTTTATTGTCTTGAAGAAAGACTTGCGTCCCAGAAGAATTAAAGTGAATACCATATAATTCATAGCCGCGATAAGAGCCAGATGTGGTATAAGTTGCGCTATTTGTCACGTCGAGCCAGACGTTGTTGTAACTAGCGGTGCTTAGGTCCCACGCTGTTGATAAATCCCATTCAAATATACCGGGTTTATCAGCATAATGCGTCCACTTTTCAGCAGCAATATAAAATTTAGTTCCATCGGGTTTGAATGCTGCACCTCTGGGATTCTCATTCGTGCTGAAATGATGCAGGCTTTTACTATCTGCTGAAGCGGTACTCACATCGTAAGCGGTAGTGAGCGTATGTTGGTGGTATTTCGCGTTGTTGTGATCCAGATTATAAAGTTTAGTACCATTGTCCCCAAAACAAAAAGACAACAATGTGCCTTGAGCGGTAGCAAGAGTATAATCGGAACTTGATCCATCGTATGATGCGGTTGTCACATCCCACGCCGTTGATAGACTATAAGTGAAGAATTTCTTAGTAGTAAAATCAGAGATAATCATCTTTGTGCCAGCAGGGTTAAAATCAACACCAGTTGGGAAAGTCGCCTGAGATGAAACATCGTAACTTTTGTTTGCGTAGCTTGCGCCCGATATGTCGAGCGTAGAAGAGCCACTTCCGCCA